CTACCGCCATGTCCTCGTCGAAATGGACGAGCGACCCAAGGCCGAGCAGGAGAAGGTACTGCGCGATACCGGCATGCCCATCACCGCCCTCATCGATAGCGGTGGCAAGTCCATCCACGCATGGGTCCGGGTCGATGCCCGCGACCGCAAGGAATGGGAGGAACGCCGGGACATCATCTACAGCACTGTCCCCGGCATCGATCCCAAGAACAAGAACCCGGCACGGTTCTCCCGGCTCCCCGGCGCATACCGCGATGGCTCCGCCCAGCGACTGATCGGCACCCACATCGGCCCCGAATCATGGGACGAATGGCTCGCGCAGCGCGAGACCGCCGAGGACCAGGCGACCATCGTCACGGTCAAGGACCTCATGGAGTTCGACCCGGACGCCGATCCCGACAACCTCATCGGCAAACGGTGGCTCACCCGTGGCTCCTCCATGATCATCAGCGGCGGCACCGGCATCGGGAAGTCATCGCTCATGATGCAGATCGTCATCCGATGGTGCCTCGGACTCGACTTCTTCGGAATCGCACCGATCAGGCCACTGAAGATCGGGGTCATCCAAGCCGAGAACGACAAGGGCGACCTCGCGGAAGCCTTCCGGGGCGTGATCCACAGGAGGTTCAGCATCGATCAAATGAACCAACTCCAGAGGAACCTAGAGTTTAGAACCGAGGCCGTTCGCACCGGGGACCAGTTCCTCGCATACGCCCGTAGGTTCATCAACCGATCCAAGCTGGACATCATCGTGGCCGATCCATTGTTCAGCTACTTCGGCGGCGACCTCAGCGATCAGGGCGAAGTCTCCGTGTTCCTGCGGAACAAGCTCCAGCCCATCCTGCACGATACCAAGGTCGCTTGGATCTGGATGCACCACATCTCCAAGGCCACGCGCAAGGACGGCGAACCGCTCACCACCATGGAACTGGCCCACGCTGGCTTCGGAAGCTCCGAGCTTGCCAACTGGGCGCGGGAGATCGCTGTTCTGGTAGAAGTAGGCCAGTCAAAGCCTCGACGCTTCCAACTGGCCTTCTGCAAGCGGGGATCGCGGCTTACGTCAGGGGTACTAAACCTTCAGCACTCACCCAGCGGTATTTTGTGGGAAAGTTATAACCCGATGGTGATGACGGGGGCTCAACTGAAGGAGCCGAGTAAGAAGACGTTTCCTGCGCGGCGAGGGCGGCGCGCATAGCCCGGAACCATTCCTCGGGATCAGCCGCTTCCTCCTTCTCGGGGGCAGCGGCTTCTTCCTGCTGTTGCTGAGGCTCGGTCTCCTCTTCAGTATCCTCCTCCTCGTAGGCCATAGCCTTGCCACCCTTGCGCCGACGCAGCACACCGATCATCTGCCGCAGCTTACGGTCCTCGGACCTCAGCGAGGAGATGTCCCGCTTCATCTCGGTGATCATCGCCAGCAGCATCGACACCTTGTCCACCTCCTCAGCCGGGACCCAATCACAACCACGCCACTGACGATGGATACGGTCATATATCAATACCGCGCTCTTAACATGGCGCATCGAATTGAAGGACCGGATCGCCTTGCCTATATCACAACGAAGGTTGTCCTTTATGTAGGCCAGAACCTCGGATCGGCCCGGATCGATGTCGTGCCGGAGCGGCGGCATCAGGCGGAACATGGCGCGGAGGGTGGAACCGTTCTCTAGATAACTCATGGGACGACCAACGTAGCATGTCTTAATACGCCCGTCAAGGAACCAGAAAGAGAACCTAATCATGGCCCCAGAAAGTTCACCGCCCCTCCCGCTATCTCCCCTAAAAGGGAGTCTTCGTACTCCCTTAAAAGGGAGTCGAAAATAGCATCGCCGAGCCGCTGCGGGGGCGTTTGAAGACGCCCCGCGCTCGGCGGCTATTTTCGAGGACCCCTGATTGCTCATCGCTCGGTGGACGGGTGAACCGCTCCATGCTCGAGAAGTGGGTGTGGACGGGTGGGTGCGGATGCCCCGCGCTGGAGCGGAAAGGGGTCTAGGAGGCGTCGGAGTGGGCGGATGGTGTGATGACAGCGGACAGCAGGTTTCGAAAGGCTAGCGAGGCAACGGCTGGGACGACCCCGTTTCCGAGGAGGCGCAGGCGGTCCACCCGATTGGGACACCCATCATCACTTCCACGAATGACGGGGACAACGGGCCAGCCACGAAAGTTGGCCCACTCAATTCCCCCCGCCGTGCCATCGCTTCCAGCGTCTTGGATTGCTGACTTGATCCGTTCAATCGGAAGCTGTCCTCGTTCGCGCATGGCGTCGGTAGCATCAAGCAGCGCGAGGATGAAGACTCGGTTCCGCCGGTGCGGCGCACCGCATTCCTCCGCGCTGAAGATTCCCCACGAACAGCGGTAACCCACCTCCTCCAAGTCGCTGATGACGCTGGAGAGTCCCATCGAGATGTGGCCCTCCACGTTTTCGAGAAAGACAACCGCAGGTCGAATTGCTTCGATCCCTCGCCTGATATGGGGCCACAGATGCCGGGGGTCGTCCTCCCCTTGTCGCAGCCCAGCATGGCTGAAGGGCTGGCACGGATAGCCCGCACTAAGGATGTCCACGCTTCCGTGAAACGATCCCCACGGGAAATCCCGTACATCAGTCCAGATTGGAGCCTCATCAAGTTGGCCCGCTTCCATTCGCGTAAGTAATACTTCGATTGCGAATGCGTCGATCTCCGCATAAGCAACCGTCCGCATACCTCGGATAACCATGCTGAGTCCAAGATCGATTCCTCCGTAACCGGTACAGAGACTGATATGCGTAATTGTTTTGGCACTATCCATGAACCCATAGTGTTAAATGTTTGAGGTCACATCCACCAACTCCCACCCGTACCGATGCGCGTCCTCCTCCGCTGCCTCAAGCGCCTCATCCATCGGCTCGTGATAGGTGTCCCTGTCCACCACCACCTCCCCACAGGGCTTGCGGAAGGTCGCCACCAGCCGCTCCGGAGCGATGAAGAAGTCCGCCTCCTCGCCGTTCATGGTCACGCCATTGGTCCACGTAAGACCGATGCAGTCCCCGTTCACCACGCACTCGATCAGGAACCCGGCCACCACACTGCCACGCGTCGGATCGAAGATGACCCGATACGCACCGTTCTTCCAATGCACCACCTTGCCAGCCAGCACCGCCGCTTTGATCTCGTTGAGCTTCATGTCGTTCGTTGGTTCGTTGTTCACCGCAGGTTGAAAGCCTCGCGCCACGCCAGATAGTCGTGCACCAGATCAGTCGAGAAACGGTACACACCGATGTCAGGCATCCCATCCGCACGGAGACAGGTGACGAATAGCCACCGCTCACCGCACATCACAAAGGGCTCCTCGCACTCACGCAGACGAAGGAAGGGAACAAGGGGAAGGGTCACTTGGCACCTCCCTTCGCACGGGCGATCACTTCCTTCGCATAGGCCAGATCATCCTCGTCGGCCATCGGATGGGCCAGTCGCTCCAATGCGGTCAGCAAGGACGGAGCAGCGCACAACAAGGAGCGCACCTGATTCCACTGCGCGTCAGTGATCGACTCGTCACCGCCACGCCATGTCAGGATCACGCTCTTCGAGACATCAAGGCTGGCCAACTCATCATGGCCGAAACGCTTCTTACCGGAGATAATAGGGAATGGATTCATGTCGGGACACACCATACCGCTCCACGCTCGGTCGTCAACAGGAAAAGTGTGGGAGACGAAAGAATATTCTGGACCACTCCATCCACGGGCGAACGGTCGGGGTCTTTGGCCCGCTCGATCCCGCTCCATCATCCAGTGCCACGGCATTAGCATTTCTAATTTCCGAATTCCGAATTCCGTATGGGGTATGGGCGGGCCAGCGAGGGGTAGGACATCCTGGGTCCGATGGGGGGTAGGACATTCGATGTCCGATAACCTGGGGGCAAGGGTAGGGGGGGGAGAGCGGGGCCGACGGGATACTAGGAAACGGGGCGACGGGGCGACTGGAAAGGGGCAAGGAAGGGGCGACGGGGAAGGAAGGGGAGACTGGCCTACCGGGAAACGAAAAGCCCCGCAAGGGGTGAACCAAGCGGGGCGCGATGGGGACGGGAGGCTAGGCTACTCGGCGAGGGCCGAAGCGATCATGAGAAGGAAGCAGAGCAGACAAACCGCCAACCAACCTAGGACACGGAGCAATTCAGGGTTCCGGGATTTCATTAGATGATCATGCCGAGGGCGACCAGCAGCGCGGGGCATCCATGAGAGCAATGGCCATCGGGTTCAACGACACAACCCTCCGTACAACAAGCGGGCGAGGTGCTTTCAAACATCGCGTGCTGCGCGTAGGCAAGAATCCCGTCTTCGGACGGCTCCCAACCCTCGTTTTCTAGGGTTTCTTTCGCGGACAGGCGGTAGGGGTTGCGGGTTGCGGTAGGGGTTTTCTTTTGTGCGGTCATAGGTTTATGGGCGTCAATTGCCCGCGCACCCATCGCCTGTCACGCAATGGGTGTCCGGGAAACTCATGCCATGGATTCGATGAAGTGTCGCTTGCCCGTACCGTGCACGGGAATGAAAACCGACCGGACCGCAGGGGATCGGAGCCCGGAGCCCGCGCACAATTGACAATCGATGCACGGGGTCCCATCGCGATCCGAGGCACACAGGGTTTCGATCGTGTGGTGGTCATGATCCGGGGAAACCCGGAACGTTGACCATCCCATGGAGCGGGCGATGAGTAGCTCGGCGGTAGTGTCCACACTGGCCATCACAAGCCCCTTCCAGCCTTGAAGGCTAGGCTTGCGCCATTGATGCGTATA